TCATGTTATCCTCCGTATTTCATATAGTTGTGCCACTCCATATTGAGCTTGCTCCAAAACTCGTGGCCTTCCTCGGTGAGCTCCCATACAAATGCGCTTGTAAGAAACTCCTCCGGTTCACAGTCTCGCTCAATGTCAACAATTCTCCGGGGATTTTTGTTCACCATCTTTGCATTGTACTTATACTCATCCCATGCTCTTTGGTCTTTCATCCACCTTGAAAATCTTTTTATATCCATAGATTTCTCCTTCTCTTTAGCATCTCCAGTCAGGATCAAATACCACCGGGGGGACAATGTAATCTACCTTGATCTTCTTGTTGTTCCCCTCAACAGATCCGCAGCGTTCACAATAATACATCTCCCCGGAGGTTGTTTTGGACTTCCACATATAGGCCTTACACTTGGGGCATCTCTTTAGCGTTTGCCACCTTCCATAGCCATTACCTGCATGGTAGTGCATAGCTTTTACCAAACATACCAGAGATAAATACCCACAGGGATCAACACAGGCCAGAAGGCTCCAATCAGAATGCCATCCCGTAAAATGTCCCCTTTGTTAAAGGGAAAATGTGGGGCGACTACCTTGCACGTACCTGCTATTGTCACAAGAGCAAGCACAACATAGGTAGCCACTGCCCACAAAATGCCCACAAAGCAGCTCATTACCATCACCCCAAGGGATAGCACATAGATATAACACCCAAGTGCGAAGATCAGATTTTTATTTGTCATAGCTTTTCTCCTTTGGGGATTTTAGCACGTTCCCCTCACCCTGTCAATATGGGCATTATCCTAACCCATGGGGCTCTACTCCATTTTCATGTCCATGTCCATTTCCATGTCCCTGCCTTCTATATATGCTGACAGATCCAAAAGTCCCCCGATCATTCCCAAGATCACTTCCACAGGCTTCGGCAGTTTCATGCTTGGATACACCACAAAAGCGAGGGTGTCCTGGATTTTTGCATACCCCAAGAAAACCTTAGAATCATTGGGGTCATCCTTTTCAGCTACCATCACAGGTCTGGTAGCTGAATAGCTAGTCCTCGGGTGGTTCTCGTAGCTTTTAAGGGCATCCAGGATTTCATCCAGCGGGGAACTGACAATTTGATTTCCCGAGAAGCTCACTTTATCGTCAATCATCAGGGAGAAATGCTCTTTACCCCTATGTTCGATAACCGCAGCAGCATGTAGTCCTCGGTAGTTTGTCCCCTCCGGGGTTTTGCCCAACTCAATAAGAACTACCTTTTCTATTCCTTCTTCTCTGAAGTCCTTTAGTAAAAACTCAAGCTCTATATTGTTCACTATTCTGATCCTCCTCCGTGTATTTTTCTTTGATCGATTGGAATATCTACATAAAACCCCGTGGCCCCAATTGTCTGTCCGGTGTTGCGATCATAGAAGGGCCTCGGCACCAGCAGGTCTGTCCTGTTGGGCAGTGCCATGGCTACCATTGAGCTGACAATGTACATTGTGCCCAGCTGGGGCTCCGGCATCCCCACTACCTCATAGACCTCCCTAGCAGTAATCGAGAAGCCGTCGATCTTTGGCAGTGGGATATACCTTTGCAGAACCCTTGGCACATATCCACTTGGTTCAAAGCTGGTCAACAGCAGGCCACTTCCTGACCGCATTTCCACCGGATGGGGAGTACAGTTGATAATCTCGTGCTCAACTGCACTGTTTTTTATGTAGTCAACATTCTCAGGGCTCCGTGTTTTTGCTTCCATCTTGCTCCCCCTTTGTGTTCCAGATCATTCAGTGGTTCCTTCCTTGGTGGGGCAACTGATCTTCCACTGGGGATGAAGTTCATAATCAGGGAGGCTTTTTTCCAGCTGGCAGTTCGGCATTCCATACTGTTCCAGATCCAGCTCGTTGGCATCCACATTAAACCTGATGTCAACCCGAAACCCTTGGTATTCTCCTTTGTAAATCACCACCATCTCGTCTCCCCAAAGGTGAGAGATCCTGTCAAGCTCATCCGACCAGCTGCCGAAGCTGTCTCGCAGGAGCCTTCTGATTTCGTGGAGATCCTCGCGGCCTTCCACATAGATGTTCACATCGTGGCTATATGGTTGCACGTTGAACTTGGCATAAACCTCGGGGCTGAGCTGATCCAGCACCCCGATGCATTTCTCATAGGTTTCCACAATGTTTTCCACATCACCGATTACCTTGGCGATTTTTTCTGTCTTGATCTTTGTTTTTCTGTAATCCATAGCGTTCTCCTTAATAATAATCTGCGGGGACATAGTAAAAGCCCCCGTTGTATTCTACAACCTTGCCAATCAACAGTCTATGGCTCGGCCTGTTCGATCCCCCAGTGGCATAGACCTCAAAGACATCCTTGCCTTTTTCATCTACCCTGCCAATGACCTCGACACCTGCATCCCATCCCCTTGTGTGGCTCCTGATACCTGACTGGGGGGTTCCCTGCCGGGTGGCAATAGTTTTTGCTCTCCCCTCCAGAGATCCATAGAACCTGCTCATCAGTAGGCCTCATCTTCAAAGGGCTCAAAGGTTCCACACCAATCGGCAAAGTTCACTTTGCTGTATACTTCTACCGCATCACCTGTTCTTGGGTTTTCGACCTCTGCTGATAGGTATCCCCCATAGGTGTCCAGTGCTTCCCAAGAGCCAACTTCATAGATGTCAGCCGATCCACCTGATTTCCAGACATCCTCAAACATTTCAGCCTCGATCTTGTGCTGTGGAGAGTCCTCACCATTTTCTCTGTAGCGATACATCTGATCGCCATCTTCGTCGATGTAGATATCCACCTTGGGATGTGCAAGGATCGTTTCTTTGTCTTTAAGCACAAACCTCCCGATGGGCTTGAGCTCCTCGGCTTCCTCTACAAACCGTTCAGAAATCCACACGTTGATGTCTCCGAACGGGGTGCTCCGATGCACAAAATACGCCTTGTGGTTCCCTTCCCCCCTGCGGATCTGCCAACCCCTTATGGATAGCTCTTCGCCTGCAAAGATAGCGAGATACACCCCAGGTATCTCAAGTCCTTCAACACCTTTGATGTCGAAATAGCCATCACTTTTCACCACCATCGGGTCAGCCTCGATCTCTTTCAGGTTTTTGATTTTGATCTTCATACAGAACTCCTTTGAAAATAATTTTAAGCCCTCCTACAGAGGGCCAATGGGCACCGGCAGGATTCGAACCTGCAAGAGTAGTGATCAGCCACCCTAACCTTGATTGGCCTGCGTTTACCACGTGCCACGGTGCCACTTATCTATTCTCCTTTCTTGTTATTCATAAGCTGCGGGGATCTGCGCTCCACACTGGACACAGAATAACAGCTGATCTTCGTAGTTCGTATGAAGGGCCACCAGCTTGCCCCCATCCAGGAGGAGCTCCGTTGCACAACTGGCGCACAGCGGGCTATGATCCTCGTCAAGATAGGCCACAGGGTAGCCCCCATCAGCAAAGGCCAACAGGGTTTGCTCTTCTTCATAAAACATGGAGCTGATCCATGGTTCTTCCAAGAGGTTTTTGCACAAAAACACATCCAACGCGTCGCTCTCTCCTTGTTCTAGCCATAAGCCATCTGCTGTTTCCTCCAGCCTGTCCCGCAGGGTGTCCCAATAAAGTACATCTTCCGCAACGTCCTCCGCGGTCTGGTTAGTTGTCCATGGCATGTAGTATTTCCCACTGGGGCTAAATGACAGTACGCTCCCCATCAGCCAGCTCGCATAAAGAGCATCATCGGTTAGCTCCAGCCATGGCCTGTTGGTTTCCATGATGTCCAACATATAGGCCAGATCTTCTTCTACCTTCTGGTGGATCTCTTTGATCTTTTCTTCTTTCATGTTACCTCCCTATGAACTCCATAGGCACAAGCCACCAGTCGGTGCCCTTGGTGATCAGCAAGACGTAAATTCCATAGTTATCATTGAACGAGAAGAACATCTCAAGGTCTCGATCTGTCCAGTAGATCCCACCCCGTTCATAGATCGCAGGGTAGTAGGTGATCTCCAGATCGTCCAGCCACCCGTCCATGTCCTGGTCTACGCCAACCGCCACCAAGTCCAGCCGCCAGCTTGTTTGAATATACATGTCCTCCATAGGGGCCTTTTCCTCGCGATCATTGTGCAGAATAGTTCCCGGGAGGGTGCAATAGAGTCCATCCATAGGGCACTCGATTGCCCAGAGCCCAAAGCCTGCTGCCATCAACAGTACGATCATAAAAAACATCATCTTTTTCATTCCCAATCCTCCTTGGATTTGTATCTTGCAGAGAGTTCACACTCCATAAGTGTGACCTCTTGCTGATCTATAAGATCATAGTTCTCTCCAGTTGCAAGGTTCACAAAAGGCCACCTATCATTGTCAGTTACAAGACTCAACGTAGCCAAGTCCTCACCTACCATAAAGGTGTCTCCCATCATGAGGCTCCCCGCGGGGAGTTTTTCTGTAACATCTGCCCGGATGATTCTTATCACACTGCACCTCCTTCTTCAATGAACTCCATGAGAACAATGTCCTGATCTATCAAGGATCTTGCCTCTGCCAGGTAGCTCTCATCATTTCCATAAAACCCCCCACAAGCTTCGAGGATCTCTCCGCTGGGGTCTTCCACAAACCATGTCCAGATGTCTCCCCGGAGGTAATAATCATATTCCTCGATCTCAGCCCGCAGGATTTTATAAACCTCAGCCTCTCTTTTTTTGGTAAGCCTCTGCCAGTTCATTTCCTCTTTGACCCTCTTTTTGGTAACTGCAATATAGCCCACTTGTCCGCTGTCCCACACCGATGCAAACTCCTTTGTGCTCATAGTAAGCCCACTATGGTCATAAAGATAAAGGGGCAGATAAAGCACATTGTCCTCTACCCAGTTCAGGGCTTTTTCCTCTGTCCAGTCATCGATGTCAAATGGAATGATCCTTATGAGAAACTCTCGCAGGGAGTCAATTTCAACGTCTCCCAAGTTGTACCTCGGATGTCCGCAGTACATTATGCCCAATGGGCTATAGGTTCGTGGATCTATGGGCTCCTCATCGGGCTCCCTGCAGATCCTATAGCCCCTGTAATTTTCAACGACCTCTTTCATATTCATGGCATTTTCCCTGCTTCTAAAAAGCTATAATAAGATCCTTCTTTGCCCAAGATCACCGAATCCAAAACTTGTATTCCGATGATCTCCCCCGCATCTCGTAGCCTTTCTGTAAGGGCAATGTCCTCATCAGAAGGCTCGGTGTGTCCACTTGGGTGATTGTGCGCTACCACAACCCCAATGGCATTGTCCCCAATGGCTGCCCTAAAGACTTCCCTCGGATGCACCAAGCTCCTGTTTACTGTCCCTTTGGAGATCTCATGAACCTCAATCATCTCATGTGCTCCATTGAGGGTCACCACCAAGAAGTGCTCCTGCTCCCTGGTTGACCAGCTTTCCAAGGTTCTTACCACATCCGCAGGGTGTCGGATGGCCTTTACCTGTGGGGCCTCCACCTTGGTGAGCTCTCTCACCATGGAGATCAGCTCATCCTTTGTAAGATCTTTGTAAAATTCTTTTTCCATATTGTGCTCCTTTTAATAAAACCTGCTGATAAAACTCGGAGGGATGTCATGCTCCCCGTGGTATTCTACATTTTCCTCTTCCCAAGCCTCTTGTTTTTCCTCAGGTGATAGATCATTCCAAGCATCAATAGCATCATCAAAACACCGCTGGCAGTAGTCTTCCTCATTCAGCAGGGGGTAGTCTTCCAAGGTGTGCCACAGGTCTTTGGCAACAGCCTCTTGCCAGCTGTTGGGCTTTACCAATATCACCTCATACCACCCACAGGCCCAATGGCCAAAGCGGTGTACCTCCGCGGGGGCCTCCTCGCTGCCCTGCTCCAGGTTTGCCAGCCCCTCCGCAGGGGATAGCTTGTCCATGAACACCTGCCAGTTGGACTCCTCAAGATTGTCACTGTCCCGTGTATGAAAGGCCACTATGAGCCAGTCGTCACGCTCAGGAAGGTTTATATGTCGGTCAAGACCTGTTGGCTTGTGGTCTTTATAGATTTCCATATAGCCCCTCCTTATCGATCGCATTCAAGATAAACATCACCGTCTATCATCCATGTTACCTGTTCTCCTGCAGCACGCCCAATGCCCTGCATGGAGAGCCTTTCATAGGCACCATAGACCTTCTCCGCAGTGTCAAGGCTGGGGCCGTCGTACACAAGGCCAATGTTTCCTACAAGCACCCGCTGGGGGTGATTTTGTAGGCGTTTCCTCTCCCGTGTTCTCATAGGTTTCTCCTTGGTTTTTAGGATTTCCCGTGGGTTTCCCTGGGGGAAAAAGTTTTTTGCCTGAATTTACGCAATTTTAGCACGAAAAAAATCGCGTGTCAAGCGTTTTTTGCCGAAAAAAACACGATTTTTTCACTTTTTTCCTGCTATAAAAAAATATATAGCTCCCCCTTGGAGATGAAAGGGGCTTTGAGTTTTCCCCGATCACCATTGGGAGGGCTATATATCATGGCCATAGGCCGTTGGGGGGTTCCCAAGCCCCCTTCGGTTTTCTATGGCTCATTGTGTTCTAAAAAATCGCCCTTCGGAGGGCACCTTAGAAAGAATCCTATAAAAATCTATCCACAGGTTATCCACAACCCCTGTGGATAACTGGTTCACGATCGTGAGTTATCCACAAGATGTCCACAACCTGGGAGGTTATGCACAACTCCATTGTGTATAACTTGTGTATAACCTTCCAGGAATGGTTGATTGCGTTTTGCAAGGTAGTAGGTGTAAGTAAAAATCGATTCTAAGCACGTTTAATGGCCCGTGAATCAATCCTATAGCAAAAGTAGTATGTAAGTACTACTTTTGGGGTAAAATGCATTGTGAGCGATTCTCACGCAATTGAGAGCACATAAAAAAAGACGCATATTTCTATGCGTCTTTGTTTTAGATATGATTGCACTAGGCAATCATGTCAAGAAAGTAGTCGGGCTCAAGCCCTGTTAAGTTTTGCCATAAATCCAAAACATCATCATGATAGCATACTCCGAGAGTAGCTAGTCCGATACAAGCTTTAACAGCTTCGTAAACGATCGCTGTCGATGCTTGGAATGATATCTCATCACGCTCGGCAATGATTCTCACTACATTTAGGACAACTGATTTTCTAATCATCATAGGTGTTTTCCTTTTTCTGTACGATATACAAGCTTGCACATTGCTTTGTATATCGGCAATTTTTCGGCGTAAATCTTGGGTTCTAACGTGTGTTGCCAGTATGTGTATAGAACCCAAGATTGCCACAAACCCAATCGGATACCGCGCGATAAAACGCGCGGTATCATCTCTGTTGGTACATCATAGTCGGTATGCTTTACCATGCCGACTAGTCCAGCTGTGAGAGAAGCTTTTCTCTTTCTGCTTTTGATAACTCGACGGTAGTTGAGTCGGCCTTGTCTTGCGACTTGGGATACTGATAGACTTTCACGTCTATCCGCATCCGGTGGCCACCGATTTCCACATTGTCAACCGCGAAAAACGCACGTTCGTATTTTGTACGTTTTCCCGTAGTGGGATTCAATTGTCCCCCAACTTTCATACTTCCATTCTCGATTGCAAAAGCTACGATTTCCTTGGGGCTTGCTGACTCGATTCTTGCTTCTTTACTCATTTTGTACCTACCTGTTAATAGCTTTTCCCTGCGATTCCCTTCTCTATGCGGATATGGTAGCAAGTAACACTTGCAAGATTCCATATCCTATGTCAATGACCTGGTAACGCTTTTTTTGCGTCCGAGTGTATTGTAGCACATTTTGTAAATTGTTTGTGTGCAATGAGTTAGAGTTTTTTTTGCTAGTGAGTTGGAGATTTTGGAGATTTTGTTTTGGTTGAGAACAGGGAGTAAATCTTTTTCACACAAACAATAAGTCTTTTTCGTTCACAAACCTATAAAAAACGATCAATTTTCGATCAAATTCGATAAAGTACTTAACAGGTGTTAAGTAGTTTACCCCTAACTCTTTGCAGTGCAAGGAGATAAAATTATTGCAAATTATTGCCAATTATTGGATAAAAAATAATTCTAACTCCTTGTGCTATAAGGATTAATGTAAATTATTAAAATTATTATTATATATATATATATATGTTTTTTGAATATGCAAGAAGCTATATGTAGTAGGGTGCGGTGTGGCCTTCAAGGCCGAAAAAGAGCAAAGGGTGCAATAATTCCAATAATGCATTTTTTGGGTCGTAATTCTATACAGCACAAGGAATTAAAATTATTACCTCGGCCAATAATTTGCAATAATGCGGTGAAAAATGGCACGTAATTGCTTGCAATGCAAGGAATAAAAATTATTACTTGACATTTTGGAGATTCTCACAATGCAAAACACCATTTCACATTGTGGCACAATTTGTTATAGCATCCCTCGGCCTCCTTGCATGGTAGCAATCGGTAGGATGTCATAGCATCCTACAGCCGACCAGAACAGCCTAGGCAATCCCCCAGCTGGCCACCATGCCCCAGGCCGTACCCCCTACGGGAAACGCCATTACTGGCGCGGGGGTACCCACCCCATAGACGTGCGACCAATTTTGAAACTATTTGCCGCAATTCAAAGGGCCCTCTTGACACCGCCCTCCAATCCCTCTATAATGTCCACCATGGAAGATCCATCCGATGGCTTCAAAGGGGAAGAAATCTTCGACCTCCCCATTTTGCCCAACCCCCTGCCCATTACGCGGCAGATCCTGGAAGAAGAGGCCCCATTTTCTGCAGACCCCACCTCTTTGGTGCGGAACTACATGCAGCAGAAGCTTTTAACCCAGGCCCTTGATGTGTACGAGGAGATGCTCATGGACGATGACATTCTCACCCGCAAGAAGGCCGCAGACAAGGTGCTGGACATTGTGCTGGAAAAGGGCCAACAGGCACCCAAGGGCCTCAATGTGACCTTCAACCTGAACCCTTCGGAGGTTCCAAAACCCGAAATCCTCATAGGAGAAGCAATTGAAATCGACGAAAAACACCGCTACCACGGATAAAAAGACCTTTTGGCTCACTTATTTGAAAAACCCCGCTGGACACCAGCACAAAGGAGGCAAGCTTGCAGGACAGCATTCCAAGCCCCGTTCCGATTGAGATTGTCCCCCACCCGAAGGCCCCCCTTTATGGCACCGATGCGGGCCAAAATGCTGCCCTTTTGCAGCAAGCCATTGAGGTGATGCACCAAGGAAAGCTTGATGGTGCCTCCGGGGAGCTTGTACGTCAAACGGGCTATGTTTCCCTTTGGTTTTTTATCAAATACATCGCGGGATTTAATGGGCCGTTTGACAAGCTGACTCCCCATTTGCACGTGGACATGGCCAACTACCGGCAAAGGTTGCTTTTTCCTGGGGCCCGCGGGGCAATGTTTATCCCAAGGTCTCATTACAAGACTGCAGTCTGCACCGAGGGAGCCTCCGCGTGGGAAATAGTTCGCTGGCCGGATATAAAAATCAGAATCACCAACGCGATTTCGGACATCGCCCATGACTTCATGCACTCCGTCAAGGGAGTTTTTGACGATAACGAGCTGGTGAGCTATCTTTATCCTCACCTCTATGTGGAAAACCCCAAAAGCCAGCCGCGCTGGTCAGATGCAGAAATGGTCTGCCCCGGGAGAACCAAAAAAGCCCGTGAGGCCACCATAGAAGCGGGCGGTGTCGGGGGCGGTATCGAGGGGCACCACTATGATCTGCACATTGTAGACGACATGATAGGGCAAAAGAGCCTCAACAGTGCTCAGATCTCTGCAGCTGAGATGGAACGAGCCCGGAACTGGTTCTGGAACAATGAAAAGAGCCTCCTGCAGAGCGTGAGAGATTCCCGAGTGATAGTCATTGGCACCAGGTATGCCATTGATGATGTTTATGATGATATTTTGCAGAAGGCTCGCACGGTTTCGGGGCACTCCTTGGAAGGATTTGAGCCCGATCCCGAAAAAGGCATCTGGGACATCTATTATCGCATGGCTGTAGAAGATGGGCAGGTGATTTTCCCCGAGAACTGGACAACCGAGGCCTATGAGGAGATGAAAAACAACCCCGATACCTACTGGACATGGGTGAATCAGTTTATGAACAACCCGCGGGCGGCAGGGGTAACCGAGTTTGCAACCTATGAGCTCAAGAAGTGCACCCAGATTTATGAAGATGGCGAGTGGTATGTGGTGTATTTTGCCGCAGGGGAGGAGATCAAGGAGCCCCTGTCAGCTATGGACGTAGTGCAGGCCATTGACCCTGCAGCATCGGAAAAAAGACAAACAGCCAGAACGTCGCGCTCTGCCCAAGGGGTGCTGGCCAGAAATGCTGAGGGGAAAACCTTTGTGCTGACCACCCATGTGGACTATGTTCCCATCACAACTGTCTTTGAGTGGATGTTCATGGACAAAGAGAGGTATCCCGTGCGGGTCACTGCTCTTGAAGCACAGGGGCCGTTTAAGATTCTCAGCAACATCCTACAGGAGGAGCAGCTCCGCAGAGGGCGTTGGCTGAGCCTGTTGGCGGTGGGTGCCCCTGGGGACAAGGTAGCCCGCATTAGGACATCCCTTGAGCCAGAGCTAAGAGCTGGGCGGATGTATGTGGATGAAAACGTCTATGATTCCATTTGGAGCGAAATGAGTGCGTTTCCGCAGTCGATCAGAATGGACATCTTGGACATGTTGTCCCTTGGGATGAGAACCCTCAACACGCCCATGGGAGCTGATGAATACAAAGCCAAACAGCGGGCAGATAAACGCTGGTCTCGCAGGGCGATGGTAAACGCTGCGGGATATTAGGAGGACAAGATGAAAATGGAACTAGTGCTCCACATAGGGGGCATTGAGGTGAGGTTGGACGAGAAAGATGCCAAGGATCTTTATGGAAAACTCCACGAGATGTATGGCAAAGATGCGGCCCCAGTGGTTGTAAAAGAACCTTGGGTTTATCCATGGCCTTGTAGGAGAGACTGGTGGGAAGGCCCCATTGTTTGGTCAGCCAGTGGGAGCTCAGTCGCATATGAGGAGGCAAGATCATGAGCACGTATGTAGAAAATCCCGAAGATGTCCCCATGGAGGCTCAGGAAGCCCCAGAGGGCTCTACCATAGGGGTAGGAGAGCTGGCTCCCCAGGTTGAAGAGGCCATTATTGACTATTTAACCACTGAGCTTGGAGATGTGATTTATAACCAGGAGCGGGCAGATTACATTGAGCGGACAAAAAAGTGGCGACGACAAAGGGACATGCTCAACGAGGAGCTGCACAAGAACTTCCCATGGGAGGGAGCATCAAACTTGGCGCATCCCCTCACCTTGATCAACTCCAACGGGGCATACTCGATAATCAAACGGGCCCTTGCTGCCAAGAAGCCGTTTTTCACCACCGAGGGCACAAAGGCTACCAACGAGGCTGCCAAGGCGTGGGAAAGACTTCTTGACATCGTGGTGGAAACCCCGGAGCTGATGAACATCAGGCCTGCCAACAGGGAGGTTGCTCTTGATTTGAACCTTATGGGGACTGAGTTTGTCAGGGTACCATGGATCAAGCGCGAGTGGAACTACAAAAGACGGGATGAAACCACGGGGGAGCCTATTTTGGAGACCTATGTACAAAAAGACTGCCCGGAGTTGATCCCCATTGAAATCGAGGACGTGTACACCAGGGTGGAGTGGGCTGACCCGCAGAAGGCCCCGTGGATTGGCGTGCGCCACTGGCTTATGGTGCATGAGTTGAAACAACGCGCAGCCAGTGGGATTTATGAAAACACCGACCAGGTGCTTGCAAGGGGGGAGCAGCCCTTGTCTGATAGCAGAATTGACCAGTTGCATCGGGCTGGGCTCACCATGCAGTCTGATCGCCCGCAGGGGATGTTTGACATCTTTGAGCTGAACATGTACTGGGACATCGACGAAGACGGTCTTGACGAGGACATCAAGGTATGGTTTGACCTGTGGAGTGGCACCATCCTGCGGTGGGAGCTCAACGAGCTGATCATAAGGGACATTTTCAGGATTCCCTTTATTGAGCGCAAAGGACAGCTATATGCCATGGGGGTGGGCTGGATCTTGGAAACCCTCACCGACGGGGCAAAGGCTCTTGCGGACATGAGAATGGACGGCACCAAGTTGGCTGCTTTTCAGATGTATGTCACCAGCAATAGTTCAAACATTGGCCCCAATGAGGAGTTTTTCCCCTTGAAGAACATCCGCGTGAATGATGTTTCGAAGGACTTTTTACCTGTGAAGTTCCCTGACATCGGGCCCGGGACATTGCAGGCCGAAGAGAGCATCAAGCTCGATGCCAGCAGAGCAACGGGGATTTCTGATTCCATGATGGGATTTCCAGACCAAACCATGAAGAGTCGCTATACAACATCCGGGGCGATGTTCCAAGCCCAGCAGAATAGTGCTCTGATGGAAACCATTCTTGAAGGCATTGAGGATGTGTATTCGCAAATTGGACGGATCATATCTATGCATTTGATTGCCCATCCGGATCGGACACGAGAAATTGCCTCCATTATGGAAGAAGACGACAAGCTGTTGATTGAGGGCTTTTTGCAGATGAGCCCTGTGGAGTTTGCCAAGAACTTCCGGGTGGCTATCAAGAGCACTGAGCAGAACAAAACCGAGGAAGCCCGGAAGCAGGCGCAGCTGACCCTTGTGCAGCTGTATACCATGTATGCTCAGCAGATGTTTCAGATTATCCCCATGGTGTATGCCCAGGGGAATCAGGTTCCCCAAGAGGTGCGCCTTGCTGCGGCTAAGTTCCTGGTGGGTGGCACTAAGTTGCTGGAGAGGATTTTCACCCAGATGGATCACCCAGAGACCGAGGACTATATGCTCTATACCAAGGATCTTGAAATGATGCTTGAAGCTATTGAGGCACAAAAGGATCAGCAGATTGCCCAGATGAGAGGAGGTCAAGGTGGCCCTGGAGCGCGCTAAACAGTGGGGCCTGCAGGAGGCAGAGCTGCGGGCCTTTATCTCCATGGTGTATAGTGCCCCGTGGAAGATCGTTGATCAGCTCTTTATTGACCTTGAAAGAGAAGCCCAGGAGGAGCTGCTCAACAGGACAACGATAATTGATATTGCTCGGGCCCAAGGAAAGGCCCAAGTGATGAAAACCATACGACAAAGAATACGGTTGCTTGCAACCGGAGAGGAGAATGCACAATGAAAACCTTGAGATTGCTGTTTGCCCCAGATGGTGGACTAGATCCCCCGGGGGCAAACTACGGCGACGAGCTGCCCGTGGAAACGGTGTATGTCACAAGCGAGGAGGAAATCCCCAAACCTGAAACCCCTCCAGAGGAAGAGCCCAATGCCATTAGGGCCCAAAACCAAGAGCTGCAGGCCAAGCTGGCTCAGCTCGAAGAAGAGGCCAACATTGCGCGGCGGCTTGAAAGCGGCATTGAGGGGCTAGGCAAAACCATGCGCCCCGCCCCGCAGCAGCCTGCTCCTGTGCAGCAGCAAGGGGAAAGCGACGAGGCGTTCCGCAAAAGACTCAACGAGCATCTGTATGATGATCCAGCTTCCATGTTGGATGAATATCAGGATAGAAAAATGCGCCCCCTGCTGGCTCAGTTTATCACCAACAACCTGGCAACCAGCAGAAAGATGCTCCAGCTTGATCCGGAGAAAAAAGAAAACTACATGACCTACAAGGATGAAATCGAGGCTGAGGTTGCGCGGATTCCCCCATATGAGAAGCTGCAAAACCCCGACATCTACGAGCAAGCCTACGAGCGGGTACTTGCACGGAACATCAACACCATTATCGAGCAGCGGGTGCAAAAGGCCATCAAGGAACAGCTTGAGAGCCAGCAGCAGGCTCCCAAAAAGCCTGCCCCTGATCAGCACCATGTTGAGCAGACAACCTATCGGAAGCCGGAGCCCAAGAAAGAATACCGCGTGCTGACCAAGCAGGAAAAACAGCAGGCCCAGCAGGCAGGTGTAGACTACGACACCTATTGGAACTATCTTAAAGGCCAAGGCCTGAAATAAAAGGAGAACCCTATGGAAATTGAAAAGAAAACACCTCCCAAGGGGGAGAAAAAACCCACAAAAGATCCTCCCAAGAAGGAGAAACAGGCTCCTGCCCCTGAGGTGGAGCCCAAAAAGCCCAGTTCCCCCTCTGAAGTGGTCACAATAGATATTGACACCCCTATGGAGAAAGTGGTAGAATTGGACAATAATGGGGTTGAGCTAGAGTTCGATCACCATCCGGAGAAGTTTCTCCGTTTGCCTTCTGATGTAACCCGCGAACTGAGCTACAACAACAAACAGAGATACTTTGTATCCAAGGGGATGGCAGAGGAAACCTTAGACCTTTCGGCCTATGACCAGCGGATGTTTAAGCCTGAGCCCGGACGGGCCATGGCAACTGATCGGCTGGAAGTCCTCAACAAAGACCCCAATTTTCACTATTGCTGGAAGCGACCAGATGAACTCCAGCACTGCAAGATGGACGGCTATGTGATAGCCGATGATCGGCAATTGGGAACCTTCCATGGTGATGTCGGATCTGCCCGCACGGTTGGAGCAGATGGCAAAACTGAGCTTGTGCTCATGAAGCTCCCAAAAGAAAAATACCAGCAGCAACGGGCTGCAAACAAAGAACTGAATCAACGTCGCAAGGCTGGCGTTGAGCAGGATGCAAAAGCGTTCATTGAGCGCAAGGGCGGTGCCCCTGCGAGAACGCAGATTATGGAGCAATTTACCAAGGAGGATTAAACATGGCGTTTAATTTTTTCAAAAACACAGGTGGTGCTCCTACCGAAATGAGAAGTGCAGTTTCTTTTGGTGCTATCACCAAAGGGGATGCGATCCGTTTTCAGGTTGCTGGTGATACTAATGCCACTACGGATTACAAGACGGTTCTGAAGGTTGATACCCACGATGCTGTTGTTGCAGGCGTTGCTTGTAACACGGTCAGTGCTGCGGGGGATACTGTGAACTATATTGTTGCTACTCCTCAGGTACTCTTTTCGGTAGAAACTGGTGCCACTACTGGGTGGAATACAAAAACGATGGTTTCTGGAACCGGATGTGACTATTCCACAGATGGACAGAAGGTTGCCGCTGCGGCCAGCACAAGCGCAGATGCGTTTATTGTGCTTGGCATGATGGACGGTTCCACGAGTGGGACTGCGGGCAACTTGGTATATGGGTATTTTGTAAATACCACATATAATAAAACAAGCTAGGGGGCGCGAGTATGATAACTAATACGAAACTTTTCCCCTATCATCTGGATAGGGATGTTAATAAGATCTACTTCGATGCGTATTTGAGCACCCCGAGTGAGTTTGATCGGGTCGCGAAGATTGAAACCGCCCCTGCGGGGAACCACTATACCGAGGCTGAGCTGAGCCCCCTTGGAGCTCTGCGAGGCATTGACGAAGGTGGTGCGGTGACTTTTGACTTCCCGGTTGAAGGCCACAAGAAGACCATTTACTATAACAAGTATGGGCTTGCTTTTCAGATCACTGAGGAAATGGCCAAGGATGATCTGACCAGTAATTTCCGGGGGATGCCCGCAAAACTGGGCAAGAGCGCAGCTCTGAAGCGTGAGGTAGAGTTCTGGAGTCTGTTCAACTCTGGGTTTGACAGCGAAACTGCTTGGGACGGGCAGTATGTTTTTGACACCGACCACACTACGCTCAAGAGCGGTGACACCATTAAGAATGAGCCTGACAGCAATGGAAGTCTTTCTGAGACCACCCTGCAGGCTGCGTTTGAGTATTTTGACGGTGTAGGCTACGGGGTCAAGGATGAAGCAGGGAATCCTGTTCTTGTTCGGCCCAAATATTTGGTGGTTCCCAGTAAGCTGCGGTGGACTGCAAACCAGCTCATGAAGAACATGATGAACATCGGCTCGGCCAACAGAGATCTCAATACTGTGGCTCCGGGCAATGGCATTGTGGACGATTATGAGCTTATTGTTTCCAGGTGGCTCACAAGCGATACCGCGTGGTTCCTGCTGAGTGATGATCATGACTTCCGGTTCTACTGGAAAGATCAGGCTCACATGGATTCAACCGACGACTGGTTTACCGACTCTGCGCTTTTCAAGGTCAAGATGCGGTTTGCCTGTTTTGTCATGGACTACAAGGGTGCCTACGGAAACGCAGGCGCATAGGGGGTGACAGATGGCGACTTCAAATCTTGATGCCCTGGCGTTATCCGGAGCACTTTCCTTTGAAGGTGGAGAGTTCAAGGTAACAACTTGTACTGCAACTGCAGATAATACTTTGGATGTTTCTGGCCTTGCCGCAGGAGATGTCGTAGTGGGGATTTATTCCTCCACCGGAGCAGTTGGACATCCAGGAGCGATTACGGCCGGGGCGGTGGCCTGTACGCAGGTTGCATCCGCGGGGTCTTACACCGTTGTCTGGATTGATTGTACGTAAAAAACGGGGCCCCGTATGGGGCCCTATTTTCTATGCAGGAGAACAGAGTGATTGTACCTGATCAAAAGAACTATCGAGAGTTGGATGAGAATTATCCAACCATTGCGTTTTGCTTTCCGGGAAACAACTTCACCGAAGGCTTCATGATGAGCTGGACGCAAACGGTGAGCAACCTTTCAAAACTTGGCTGGCCGTTTTTTGTGTCTAACTTCCGGGCTGCGGGGATGTATAATTGTCGCAACAGGGTAGCCCTTGGGGGTGCTGAGATCACCCGCGGGGTGTTGCCTTTTGGGGGCAAACACTATGACTACATGATGTGGATCGACTCCGACATGATGTGGAAGTCGGAGCAGATTGAGCAGCTCATTGAACTTGACAAGGACATTGCGAGTGGGATTTATCTGATGAACCTGCAGGGGGTAACCACCTGTGGGTATTTGAAAGACAATGGTAATCATCGGATAACTGCACAGTATATTTCAACCCACCCTGATGAGCCGTTTAAGGTAGACTACAATGGGTTTGGTTTTGTGCTTATCAAGAGAGGGGTGTTTGAAAAGATGGAGTTCCCGTGGTTTCAGTATCGGGAAATAGAGTTCGAAGGCTTAGACGGGGTTCCGATTGTCCACGCGTCAGAGGATGTTGCTTGGTGTTTGGATGCCAAGGATAATGGGTTTGACATCTGGGTAGATCCATCCATTCAGCTTCCCCATCAGAAGCGGACAACGATGATTTTTTAGAAAGGGGAAACCATAATGGCCAACAGTGCAACAGAGGGCAGCCTGACAGATCAACACAAGACGATTACCGTGGAGTTTGACTATCCCCGGTGGGACACGGATAACTATGGCTCCTCGGGGTCAACCACCATGGAAATGGCGTGCTTTGCAAACGGCCGCAGGAGAACTGGTCAGCGGTGGTATAACTGTCCCTGTTGCATGAAGGCCCTTCCTGCGGGGGACGTTGTGTGGTATGACGGGAGGCCCCTGTGCGCGAAGTGTGCAGCGGATTATGCCGCTGATGATATGAAAATAGGAGGCTAATATGGCTGTAACTGCGAGACCTTTTGGAACTTATCATGCTGCCGCGGGGGATGCTACCTCTGGGCGGGTAAAGGTTCGATGGCTTTTCTGGTTGGGATCAACCACAAAAGGAGACAATTTGGCAATCAAGAACGGAGATGGTACGGTTATTTTAACGTTGAAATCCGATGGGATGGCCATCCTGCCCATTGAGTATCCGTTTGGAAATCGCTACGTTGATGGCATTGAAACTGACGTGATTGATGCAGGTGCCGTTGAGTACGTTTTTGATTAGGAGCAACTTATGACTGTTGCAGAGATGATGCGAGAGGTATGGGAAGCCACAGGGGAGGAGACTGACCTCGATCCGCTGGATGGTGCTGGGAACTACTCAGTGGCAACCACTGGAGGGGCAGCCCTGCTGAGGATGCTCAACCTTGCCCAGACACGGGTAGCCCACTGGAAAGACCCGAAGACCAACAACTTGGTGCGGTTTAAGGAGCTCTTTGGAGAGCTCTATTTTGAGCATGGCACCTCCTCTGGGCAGGTGCTTGCGATCAACACGGCAGGAACGCAGGTGTCGATTAAAAACGTGGCTGCCTTGGTGAGTGCAGGAACAGCTGCTACTACG